GGTGCAAGTGGAGGAACATATTACTGGTCACGTAAACCGGGTAAATTCGTACAAAGAGATAATGGAAACAGCACAGTTGAATCAGCTAATCTGTATCCTGACTTCACTGGTACAGTCTCAGAATGGTATGAGACTTTACTTGAGACAGTAAATGATGTATCTGCTAATATTCACCGCAAGACGCTTCGCGGGGGCGCAAACTTCCTAGTTTGCGGACCAGAAGTTTCTAATATCCTTGAGTTCACAGCTGGGTTCCGTGCGGACACCACAGCTGACGAAACAAAGGGTACAGCCGGTGCTATGAAAGTTGGTCAAATTAGCAAGAAGTGGGATGTATATGTCGATGCATATTTCCCACGGAATGTTATCCTTGTTGGACGTAAGGGCAATAGCTTCCTAGAAAGTGGCTATGTATATGCACCTTATGTGCCGCTGCAAGTCACTCCAACTATCTTTGGACCTGATGATTTCGTGCCTCGCAAGGGTGTCATGACTCGTTATGGTAAGAAGATGGTTCGACCTGACATGTACGGTCTTGTTATTGTAGAAGACTTACTTGGTTAACCTATAGTTAATTAAGGACATTCAAAATACACCCCGTCTTTCTTATTGGAAGGCGGGGTTTTTTTTCATTTAAGATAATCTCCAACTATTTAACTTAAGAGAAATGACATGGCAGTACCTGTATTAACACCAAAACAACAAACGAGCATAATTAAACTTCCCCCTACTGGCTCGACGGATAATGTTCACAACAATTCATTACCATTTGGCATTTATTTATCTTCTCCCCAATTTATTTCGGGGGCTGCTGATCAGGTTGCTTTTACATATAAAATGCTTGGTGGTGATGTCTTAGATATTGAATTAAGTGAATCAAATGTTTACAGTTCTTATGAGACAGCTGTTTTAGAATATTCTTATATCGTTAACAATCATCAAGCTAAAAATGTTTTATCTAGTTTTTTGGGAGCAACCACCGGAACTTTTGATCAAGATGGTGATTTACAAGCAGGACCACTCTCATCTAGTCTGAGTGGAACTTATGCTTCATTAAAATATCCTAAATTTACCTTTGAGTATTCTAAGCGTGTAGCTCAAGGCCTTGCAGCAGCAGCCGCTTTGGGTGATGTCAGAGTATATTCAGCCTCTATTGCTTTAGCCGATGATGTGCAAGATTATGATCTTCAACAAATTGTTCAAAACGCCTCCACAGATGGCTCAACAGTTGGGCAAGATTTTGCTGGTAAAGTTGCAAATAAAAAAATTGAAGTAAGAAGGGTATATTATAGATCGCCCGCTACTATGTGGAGATTTTATGGCTATTACGGAGGTTTAAATGTTGTTGGAAACCTTTATACTTATGGCCAATATTCCGATGAATCCACTTTTGAAGTGATCCCGGCTTGGCAAAACAAACTTCAATCTATGGCCTTTGAAACCAATTTATATACCAGGGCTTCTCATTATGCTTATGAGATAAGGGATAATAGGATTCGACTTTATCCACCACCGTCACAACCAGGAACAGGCGCACCCTCGACAGTTTGGTTTGAGTTTTCTATTCCTGAAGATGCATGGGAAAGTGAAAAAACACAAAAAAATGGATCTGATGGGATAAATAACTATAACACTTTACCTTTTGCGAATATTCCTTATGATAATATAAATAGCATGGGCAAACAATGGATTAGAAAATATGCTTTAACAGTGGCCAAAGAAATGCTTTCGCAAGTTCGTGGAAAGTTTGGTTCGATTCCGATACCAGGCGACAGTATAACGTTAAATGCATCGGACCTTGCAGGCCAAGCAAAAGATGAACAAACACAGCTTAAAGAAGAATTAAAAACACTGTTGGATGAGTTAACATATGAGGCGATGGCGGAACGAGATGCAAAGATTTCCGAAGATGCTAATAGGGTAAATGTTGTGATTCCAATGGGTGTATATATAGGATAAGGGGGGAATTCAAGTGTCAGACGACAATAAGTGGAAAAGACCCAATAATCCTCCTCCCCCTCTTTTTTTCAATAAAAAAGAAATAGATTTAGTTAAACAAGTTAACGATGAATTAATTGAGAGGGTAATAGGACAAACAATTTTATATTATCCTATTAGTAATACTCATACGGAATTTCATCCTCTTTATGGTGAAGCAATAGAAAAGAATTTTCTACCTCCTGTTCGTGTATATGTATTGATTGATTGGGGTGATACGACTACAACTGCAACGAATTATGGAATTGATAGAATTTATTCTCTCACTTGTCATTTCCACAAACGGCGCTTGACAGAAGATCAAGATTTATATGTTAGAGAGGGTGATTTTATCTTATATGGTGGTGATTATTATGAAATTATGACGTTAACTGAACCCAAACAATTATTTGGACAGAATGACCATATATTAGAAATTTCGGCCAAGTGTGTTAAGGCTCGCCAAGGTCTATTTGATGGGGCATAAATATGAGCGAAGAAGAAAAAATTAAAAAATTGCTTGCAGAACGTCGCAAAAAAGCAAAAACTCCAAGGAAATACAGCGATCCAGATATGCCCACATTAAAAGATCAAGCGTCTTCGCCAACTGTTGATTCTGATTTGAAAGTAATGGAACAAATAATGGGTTTCGAACCTTCAACATTTGAAACTATGGATTATGCGATGTTTAACTGGGTTAACGATGAGATGAATATTTTCGCAACCACTAACAAAGGTTGGAAAAAAACACCAGTTATATGGGTGTCTGGTGAAAGATCGTGGCAAATTAAAGATCACAAGGATTTACGTGATGAAAGTGGGGCTTTAATATTTCCCATAATAACTCTTGAGAGACAAGGATTTGCCAAAGATTTAGCAAAAAAAGGAGTTTTTTATGGAAATGTTTTCCCGGCGAGGGATAAAAAAGGTGGCTCTATTACAATTGCTCGTGAAATAAATCAAGATAAAACAGCAAATTTTGCAAATGCAGATGCTCAACGAAGGTGGGTGGCACCTCCTGTTAATGCAGCTAATTTAATTCGAGGGCCTTTAACAAAGAATAAAAAGGTAGTTTATGAGACTATATCGATCCCCATGCCATCGTATGTTGATGTAACCTATTTAATTAGCGTCAGGACTGAATATCAGCAACAAATGAACGAAATTTTACAACCATTTAGCATTTACACAGGTGGGGTCAATTATTTTACAGTACAAGAAAAAGGCCATAATTATGAAGCTTTTCTACAGTCAGAGTTTAATTCTAAAAATGATGTAAATGATCTTAAGGACGAATCTAGAATTTATGAAACTGAAATAACAATTAAACTTTTAGGATATTTAGTGGGGGCAGGCAAAAACCAAGAACAACCACAGATTGTTAAGAGGCAAAATGCTGTAGAAGTAAAAATACCAAGAGAAAGAGTTATACTAGGAATTAAAAATCCATGGCGAGATGGAAAATATCGCTCGTAAAGTTTCATTTGGCTTTTCGTACAATATGATACTATTTATTAAAGACTTTAATCAAAGAGTTTTAACACTTTAGTAGGAGAACAGGAGAAGAACACATGCCAGCAAATAAGTTTAGATTTATATCACCAGGTATTCAATTTCACGAAGTTGATGAATCTACAATCCCATCACAAATAGCTCCGGTCGGCCCCGTCGTCGTCGGGCGTTCAATGAAAGGTCCAGGACTTGTGCCGACAAGAGTCCGAGATTATGATGAGTTTGTTAAGGTTTTTGGTGATCCATCCCCTGGTGTTGTTGCTGGTGATGTGTGGAGAAAGGGAAATGGCGGATTGGCTCCAACTTATGGAGCTTATGCTGCTCGCGCATACTTGGAAAATAGTGATGGCTTAACCTTTATTCGTCTCTTAGGAAGAAAAAATAAATATTGCACCACCACCGCAGGCCCCGACGACGTGGGTAATGCCGGTTGGCAAATCGGATCAGGATTTAGCTCTAATGCTAGTGCTAAAGGCGGAGCATACGGATTATTTTTGGTAGCATCCGGTTCAAGCAGCAATCACTCCGGAACTGCTGATGATGTTACGGGTACTCTGGCAGCAGTTTGGTATATGAAGGATGTTGATGCTGGTTCATATCTTCGTGCATATGGCACAACTGTAGATAGCCACAACGCGACTATCGCCACGACCGGCGCAAATGCCGCTATGCTTCTTAATGCGGCATCTTCTTCATATACTATTGAATATGTTAAAGGTGGCACAACACAAAAACGCTATAGTTTCGATTTTGACGAAAATGGTGGTAATTTTATTCGTAGAATGTTTAATACCAATCCTACAAAATTAGATAGCAATTATTATGAAGACTCTGAGGACTTTTTTCTTGGAGAAACTTTTGAGCGTTGCGTTCAAGAGAAAGGTCTTAAAACCCCAGGCGGTGCCAAGCAAGTATGGATGATTATGATGGGCCTACAACAGAGTGGGGGCAATACTTACAAGTGGAATAAGAATAAGACTGATGCTGGTCCTTCTACCACTAACTTGATTATTTGCCAAGATCAAGGTGCTTCCGGAAGTTATGATGCAACAAAGAATCAAAAACTTTTCCGAATTAAATCTAGAGAATTGGGAGAAGACGTACAGAAGCAAGTTAAAATCTCTATAGATGATATTCGCTATTCACCCGATCCTGATTATAGGTATGGTTCTTTTACGTTGCTTGTGCGAGACATGCAAGACACTGATAACTATCCACAAGTTCTTGAGAGCTTTACTAATCTTAATTTGGATCCACTGTCTCCAAACTATATTGCACGTCGTATTGGTAACTCATATGCTCGCTGGGACGATGATGATAAGAGATATCGTTATTATGGAGAATATCCTAATCTTTCTCAATATATTCGTGCTGAAATGGCCGATGATGTAGCCAATGGCGCAGTATCACCCGAACTCATACCGTTTGGTTTCTTTGGACCACCGCGACCAGTTTCGTTTAAATTGGTTTCCGGCTCAAGTGAACCATGCACAGTTACTTCATCGATTGGGACAGAAGAAACAAATTACGTTCAAAATCAGAGCGCATGGGTAGATAATTCTCTTCCAGATATTGCAAACTCAGCTGATACAGGCGCATTCTTTTCAGCCTCGAAAAACACCGTCGCTGCTTTCGAATTCCCTCGCGGTTTCCTACGGCCCAATTCAAATGTCGGCAACATGGCAAATAGAAATGATGTATTCTGGGGTCTTGACACGACTTATTCAGGATCCAGCAATAAATTTGTAAACGCTACAATTGATGTTATTCGTGGTATGCCAAATGGCTATAGAAATGGAGCAGACGGACCTACCTTAAGCACGACTGCTAATGAGAGTGACTATCAATATGTCTTTAGCCTTGATGATGTAAGTTATTATGGCAGCACGGGGGCAACGCTTGGAGATACTTCATCGCTTACAGCTTATTATGTATCAGGTTCACGAAAAGTAGGATATTCTTTATGTTCTACTGGCTCCAATACTTATAAGAATACTTTAGATCTTGGATATAGAAGGTTTACGACCTCGCTATTCGGTGGATTTGACGGCCTTAACATTACAAAGGTTGAGCCGTTTAACAATTATGATATTGATGGTAAGAACTCTCAAACTTCTTATGCATACAATTCAATTGAAAACGCAATTAATTCTGTTGCAGACCCTGAATCAGTTGATATGAATATTTTAACTGCTCCAGGTGTTACAAATACTGGATTAACTGATCGGGTTATAGACGTTTGTAAAGATCGTGGCGATGCGATTGGCATTATTGACATTGAGGGCGGATATAAACCCAAAGCAGACCGTGGTTCTGCCACAGCTAAAGATTATGATGCTAGTTCGCGAGGAAGTGTGAGCACTACTGTTACAAATATGAAATCGCGGCAAATTAATAACAGTTATGGGGCTG